ATATGCTTATTCAGGTGGTGTGTTCTATGACATACATCCTATTAAACTTGAAACAACACTTACAAATGCGTTTAGCACAGAAAACGGATCAGCTGAAGTCACAATAAATTTTTCTACTGATCATAATATACAAGCAGGAGACATTGTTTTATTAGATAACTTTTCATCTATCACTAATTCTAATTTCAGTGCATCTGATTTTGATGACATAAGATTTATGGCTACAACAGTGCCATCATCAAACACCATTACCATAACGATGCCGTCTAATGAATCAGGGTCCGGGGCATCAGAGTCTGGTGGTATTAGAGTTAAACACTATTACAGAGTGGGTCCCGATGTACAGGCACAAGGTTTTGGTTGGTCTCTTGGATCTTGGGGTGGAGAAGCTGTAGGAGCGTACACAACTGTTTTATCATCTGATATATCAGCAGCTGCCACAAGTATAACTGTAAACGACGCGTCACAGCTACCAAGCTCTGGAACAAATTTTATTAAGATTGGAACAGAAGAAATATCTTACACAGGTATATCTACAAACACACTTACAGGTGTAACAAGAGCAGTGCGAAATACAACAGCTGCAGCACACACCGCAGGTGCAACAGTAACAAACACATCTGACTTCGTAGCATGGGGTGAGGCAGCATCTGGAGACTTAATTATAGATCCTGGTATGTGGTCTATTGATAACTTTGGTGACAAGGCTATTTGTTTAATCGTAGACGGTGAAGTATTTGAGTGGGACTCTTCAGCAACAAATGCAACAGATTCAAGAGCAACTATTATTCAAAACGCACCAACTGCGTCAAGACACATGCTAGTATCAACACCAGATAGACACTTAGTGTTCTTTGGCACAGAAACAACGATTGGTACAAAATCTACACAAGACGATATGTTTATTAGATTCTCGTCTCAAGAAAACATTAATGATTACACACCTACAGCAACCAATACAGCTGGTACACAAAGACTGGCCGACGGATCACGGATCATGGGAGCTATTAGAGGTAGAGATGCAATCTATGTATACACAGATACAGCTTTGTTCTTACAAAGATTTGTGGGTCAACCGTTTACATTTGCCTTTGTGCAAGCTGGTACAAACTGTGGACTTGCGGGTAAGAATGCAGCAGTAGAGGTAGATGGTGCAGCATATTGGTTTTCAGAAAATGGTTTCTTTAAATATGCAGGTGCCCTTGAATCTTTACCGTGTCTAGTAGAGGATTTTGTATACGACGATATTAATTTAGATTCTGGTAATCAAATGATATCAGCAGGACTTAACAACTTGTTTGGTGAAATTATGTGGTTCTATCCTACAGCAAACTCTTCAGTTGTAAACAGAATGGTTTGTTATAATTATCAAGACTCATCACCAAGAAGACCAATATGGACAGTGGGGACATTAGCTAGAACAGCGTGGGCAGACTCTGCAGTCTTTGGTAATCCACATGCTCTAGAATACGATGCCGATGGAGTAGAGCCAGCAACATCATCTACATATGTACAAGGAAACACTGATGGTATTACAACATACTATCAACACGAGACAGGCACAGATCAAGTTAAAGGTGGTACAGTTACAGCTATTCAAGCAAACATATTATCGGGAGACTTTGATATTACACAAAGAGTCATTAGGGGTGCACAAACTAACATAGCAGATCTTAGAGGTGATGGAGAGTTTATGATGAAGATAAGAAGATTTATACCAGACTTTGTTTCACAAACAGGTAACACACAAATAACACTTAACTTAAAAAATTATTCAAATGATACTGCAGCTAGTTCTTCGTTAGGACCTTTTACAGTGACGTCGTCTACAACAAAGGTAGATACAAGAGCCAGAGCTAGAGCTATTGCACTAAAAGTAGAAAACACAAGCACAGCTCAAGATTGGAAGCTAGGTACATTTAGATTAGATTTACAAGCGGATGGTAGAAGATAATGGCAAAGATAGTACAAGTATTAACAAGACCTAGTGAAGAATACAAACAATCTGTAGCTGATGCACAGGTTAGGGATCTTGACGGTGTGATACAAAAATTAAATACAACATATCAACAAGAATTAAAAGATGAGATGGAAGCCTCAAACTTCTTTTTAACATAATGGCAAATAGTTTTATAAATAAAAAAGCAGACTTAACAACTACAGATCTTACAACACTGTATACAGTGCCATCGTTTAAGACTGCTGTCGTAAAATCAATTTTAGTATCTGAAGATGCAGGATCAGGAGCTAGTATAACAGTGACTTTAGTAGACGCATCGACTAATATATTTAGCTTGTTTAAAAGCAAAGCTATATCTTCAAATGCTACAACAGAGCTATTAACACAACCTCTTGTTTTGGAGGCTAGTGAGGCTTTGAAAGTCCAAGCTAGCGATGCAAACGAGCTGCATGTAGTAGCTTCAATACTAGAAATAGAACCAAGAGAGGTAACGACGTAATGCAAACAATAAAACCAGAAAAGATAATAACAACTATATCTAACCTTAAAACAGGTGAGGTATACAAAACAGAGGACGAATGGAAGGCAAAAGGCGTGTCTGAAGCAGAAATTAGACGAGATGTGAAAGTAATCATGCCTTCGCTTGATTTGTTCCCAAAAACCAAGTAGTGTGGAAAAATGTCAATAATTAGATCAAATATAGCCAGACAATTACTAGCCGAAGGTGGAGCACCTAGAAAGGGTTTTGCAAGAGGTAGCACTGGTTTTGAAGGATCACCTGAAATGGGTGGAAGTAGATCAGATAGTCCCTCTAGAGATGATGGATTTGGTGGAGGAGATGATGTTCAAAGAGATACGTATGCTCAACAATTAGAAAACATACAAAGATTAGAGGGTAGTGAAACAGGTGATACATTTCCTAATATTGATAAAGTCACAGCAAGAGATCTTTTTAAAGCATCAGCAACCAATCCTTTACTGTATAGAAGTCCAGGAGAGAGAGCTGCGTTAGCTTCTTTTCCACTTGTTGGACCATTAATTACAGCTGGTGAACAATTTGCATACGATCTCCCTATGTTTCAATACAGTATGACTGGAGGAAACAAAAACAGATTTAACGAAGATGACGATGATAGTGATCCTATTATATTACCAAAGTTAAGAGCACCCATAGAAGAAAAAGAACCAGAGTTAACAGATTTTCAACAACTATTAGCAAGAGCTGGTGCAAGATTTGAAGATGGTGGTGATGTAAGACAAGAGTACGGTCTAGGTAGTATTGTAAAGAAAATAGGTAGGACAGTTAAAAAAGTTGCAAAGTCACCTGTAGGTAAAGCTGCATTATTAGCAGCGCCATTTGCATTTCCTGCAGTAAGAGCTGGGGGAGCTAATTTTTTAGCAGGTTTGACCAAAGATAAATTAATGTTAAGAAATTTTATTGATGCAACAACTGGAGCTTATAAGGCAGGTTCTTTCCTTAGTAATCCATTTGTCGGTATTCCAACTGTTGCTGCACTATCGGGTCTTTTAACTAAACAAGAAGAGGACGAAGATGAAACATTACCAGCAGCGGTAAGATCAGATCCAGAAATACGAAAAGCTTTAGAGTATCGTGGACTAGCTTTTGCTCAAGGTGGAGAAGTTGAGGATGAAATGTTAGATTTAGGTGGTAATGAGATGGATCTTAGAGGTGGTGGCTTTGTGCCATTAGGAGAATATGAGAAAAAAGACGATGTGCCAGCAAGATTATCTAAGAATGAGTTTGTCTTCACGGCTGATGCGGTCAGAGCAGCAGGTGGAGGAAGTGTTGATAAAGGCGCAGATGTAATGTATAAAACAATGAAAACCCTGGAGAATAAAGTAGCATAATGGCAATTCAAGAAACTAGAACATTACCCGCACCGTTTATAGAAGATATTGGTAAAGATTTTGCTAAGAATCTTATAGGTGTTACAGGGTTACCAGCACTAGCAGCAGACATATCAGGTCAGTTAACAAAAAGAACGGACCCTCAAACAGGTGAATTAGAAACAGATGAAGCTTTTGCAAACAGGCAACAAGCAGCTAGAGAAAGATTTCAAACATTCCAACAAACACAAGCAGCTCAAGCACCATTTGCACCGCAAGTTGCAGGGCAAGATACATTACAAACAAGAGCAGCAGAATTAGCAGCTTCAGGTATTGGATCTTATGAAGATTTTATAAAGACAGCACAAGAACGATTTGATAGAGCGGGAGAGTTAGGAGAGGAAGCTAGAGGTATACTTGGTGCAGAAAAACTGTTAGGACCTTTAACTGGAGCACAATTAGCAACTAGAGATGCACAAGGAAACGTTGTTACACCAAATTTAGTTGAAGGTAGTTTTATGTCACCGTTCCAACAACAAGTTATTGATACGACACTTGCAGAGTTTGATAGAAACAGAGCTATACAAGAACAAGCAATCAAAGACCAACAAGCACAATTAGGTGTACTTGGTGCTGGCAGAGCAGGGGTACAACTTTCAGAGTTTGGTAGCGAAGCTGCAAGACAAAGAGCTTTATTACAAGCAGGACTATTGCAAGAAGGTTTTAATCAAGCACAAGCTGCAAGACAACAAGATATAGCAAACAGACAAGGTTTAGCACAATCCGCATTAGGTATTGGACAATTTCAAACAGGATTAGGACAATTCCAATCAGGATTAGCTTCACAAGTTCCTGGTTTACAAAGAGCAGATATTCAAACATTGGGTCAAGTGGGCGCAGCACAACAGGCTCAAGAACAAGCACAACTAGATGCTAGCAGAGAGGCAGCTAGAATGGCAGCCTTTGAACCACAAGAAAGATTAGGTTTCTTAGGTCAAGGTGTTACAGGATTAATGGGAGGATATCCGGTTAGAACAACGACAACAAATATACCTAACCCAACACCATTACAAACAGCTCTTGGTGTAGGTTCAACACTAGCAGGTATCTACGGCACGATTAAAGGTGCGGGTAAACCATTATTTAATTTCGCTAACAAACCAGGCGGTTAATATGATGAAGCGTATCTTAAAAAGACCTATGTTCAAAATGGGTGGCGACGTTGAAAACGTTGGCATTATGGATGGTATGCGTAACAGGTATCAAGATCCACCGAATGCACCTGTTGGATCACCTAGAGATGAAAGATTACAGAGAAGATTACAAATGATAAATGCTTTCTCTTC